CCTTGCCGTCCCCGCCATCGTGCATTGCCGCAAGGTGCTTGCCCATCGAAGCGTGATGCTCAAGAACCGCTCCGAGGTGCGCCTTGTGCTCCGCACTCATCTTTTCCAACTTATCGACGCGGTCAATAAGGCCAGTGGCCTTTTCGAGCAACGCCGTTTGTTCCGGTGTCATAGACTCGTCTCCTTCTGATTTTGAGATTAGTTCCTGGCCTTCTTCCTCCGCGAGGTCTGTCAAAATCGACACACCCTCCGTTAACCACTCCTTCAGGCGCGCAGGAATATCCGAACCATCACCTTCCCATTCCGCCTCAGCTTCGAGGCAGGACTGGACGGAGTAAATGGTTTGCAGGAGGTCGGCCATGCGGCCGACATCCCACAAAGACTTTGCAACCTTTTCGCTCGACACCTCGACGCCGAACGACTTCGCTTTCGCGTCGATCTTCGCCTTCGCCGCTTTCTTCTCTTCCTCGCTCATGCCCTGCGTCTGATTGAACCGCGCGAGTGCGTTGCGAACGTGCGATGCGTCGTGGATGGGCAGCTTCCAGGTCGAGGTATCTTCCGGGTCACCAACATGCGCGAAGTCCGAAGCGTGCAGTTCCTCGCCGCTCACAGTCTTCGTTTTCGCTGCCTTCTTCAGTCCCACGAACTTCCGCATCTCTTCGCTGCCGTCGGCTTTGATGGCGGTGAACGTCGCGCCATACATGCAGGGATTGTCCACAATGGACAGTTCGGCAGTCGATGCGGTATAGCGGGTCGTGTCTCCGTCGGTCCACTTGCGGACGTAACGGCCGCCCAGAGAGAATCCCGTATAGACGCCCTCTTGGACTTTGGCCCATTCGTTGTCGTCCACGACCTTGACGACAACAGGAATCTTTTTGTTTACGTCGTCGAACTCCAACGCGACGACTTTGCCTGCGGCCACGCTGCCGTGCATCACGCGCACGTTGCCCAGGCTCTTGCCATCCGTGGCCTTTTCGATCCCTTCGCTCCATTTGCGGATGTAGGGCTTCGAGGTCAGGTAGTCGAACGTTTCCCCGGCCTTGTCCTCGACTTCTTCAGCCATGATGCCGTGGATCTCGCGCTTCTCCAGGTCCACCTTGACCAGCGGGATAAACTTGCGAAATTCGGTTCTCATAGATTTCTCCGTTGACTTAGGTCCTGCTACTCCGTTGGCCTGCGCGAATGCAGACGCCTCTGCGTCCTTGTCGCTTTTGCCTTCCTTCTTTGCTTTCGCGTGCGCGCTATTCCACACGTCCAGCCATTGCTTCCGCTTCTCCTTTAGAACATAGGAGGGAACTTCGCTGGTCGATGAGTAGGGCATTGTTCTACTTGACGCTGATTCCACCACGCCTGCGTGTCACAGTTCTGACTCCTGCTAAACTCCCTGTGACGATTGGCTTCTCGACGACTACCGCGGGTTTGAAGTTCTTTCGCGCTTCGCCCGTCAGAATCTTTCCCACGCGCTGCATGATCTCCTCAGCTTCGGCGTCCGTCACTTCGCTAGGATGCGCATCACAGGTATCGACCGTGCCGCACACTTCATGCACGATGGCGTGAACCCGACCCGCCAACTGTTCGACTGTCATCATTCTTCGTTATCAGTTGAGTACGTTATAATTAAATCACACACGCACGAAGGATGGAACGGGGGACCGTCGTCTCCTGTAGAGAACAGATCATCCAACTCAATTTCGCCGTCTGCTTCGGCGTCATCGCACTCGTCCTCTCCTTCATGCATACTTCCCAGAATGACTGCCTTCTTCATCTCGACGCCAGTGCTGGCCGCGCCCAGCAGCGCGCCTTGAATCTGCGCCTTCGCCAGTTCCGTCCGTGCAATCATCTCGGCGCGCGTTTCACTGAACTGGAAGGAATCCGCAATCGAATCTTCCAGCGCCTGCGGTCCCAGTCCATCTTCAAATGCCCGGGTCACGGTGTCGCGCAGAGCATCGCGCGTGGTGTCCGTGATGGCCCAGCGCGGATTGGGATTCTCGATCAGTGTGTCGCCGTCCCACTTCATGCCCACCATTTCCGCGGCACGGTCCCGAGCAAAATCCACTGCCGCCTGATTCACCTGATCGAACACCGCCTTGTCCGTCACGCCCACTTCCACCAGCACATCGCGTGCGACTTCCTGGGCTGTTTCCTCGATGGCCGATTGCGAGGAAGTAACGATCGCGTCCCATTCGAGTTCTATCGACCGCATGATGCGGTCAATTTCCTCCTCATCCGTCTTGGTGACTTCGGCATAGTGGTCCGCCACCTTCGCAGCGATAGCCTTGCCCTGCTTCTTCAGGAAGCGCCCTAGTACCCCTGCCAGCCGGCCGATCCGCTTCTCAACCTGCGCCGGCAGCTTCCCTGTCGCTACCACAATCTTTTTTTTTTCAGCTTTGGCCAGCGCCAGCGCAAACTTGTTCGCAACCTCCGCAGATTTGGCCCTAGATTCGCTCAGGGGCGCCTTTGCAGGGGGTGCCTTGGCTCCTGGTACGCCGCCGTTTGCTCCGTTCGCTGGCGGCAGCATGGGCTTCGGCGCGCCCGGTTTCACGCGCCCATCGCCGCTCTTCACGTCGTCCAGCATGATCGGGCCGGTTTGGGTCAGGATAAACGGGCCAATGCCCCAAGGCTCCTCGCCATCGCGGATGCGGAGCTCGTCCACGGAACTTTTCCCACAGCTTATGTAGATTTTGTCGACTTGCGCCTGCACCAGCGGATCAACTTCAACGTCATCATCGAAGGATGCCTCAATGTCAGGGTAGTTCAAGTACTGCGGTGCCTGGATCAGATAATTCAGTTTCTCCAGAATCCAGACCTTTGACGGCTCGAAACCTTCTTCCAGCGCCTGGCGCTGCTGCTGCTGGCCGCTGGCCCGGTTCATCATCTTGACGAATGCCGTAGGCGGCAGCGAGAAGCAGAACGCCACGATACGCGCACGCCATTCCTCGAACTGGTCGAGCAGCATATCCTTCTTGGCGAAGGTAATCTGGCCCGGGCCTTTTTCTCCCAATGAAGGGATAAACCGCAACATCCGGCGTGCCGCCAAGTTGCCTTCTAGGGCTGCGTCAAATGCGCGCTGGAACCGCTCGATCTGGTCCGGTGACCAGTCGGGCGGAACCTGAGCAATCGCATCTGGAATGGTGCCCGAGGTGTACTCGGCCAGCCGCGAAACATCACGGCGCAACCCTAGATTGATCATGAAGATGATCTGCTCGACTGGGCTCATGCCATAGACGCGATGCGTTCTCAGGTTGCGCGGCATGTAGACCAGTTGGTTCGTGTTCAGGTCGCAAAGAATCTGACCCTTCACGATCTGTTGATAAGCTGTGAATGGAGCCTTCGGTGTGGTGCCGTCGGGCCCGAGGCGGATGCCGATGGTGCCGCCGTCGGTGGGAACGAACCGCGTCACTTTCTGAGTCTTTGAATCACGTCCGACGAGCAAACTGGCGCAATCGGCTACGAGTTGATCCTCGAACCACAGCCTCGTCCATTCGTGGAAATCGTGCTCGCCGTCCGGCCGCTCGAAGAACTTGCGAACGTCATCCACGCGGGAATCATTCTTGCTGCGCTTCTTTACCTTCGAGTCCGGTTCGTCTGCGTCCTCTTTCTTCAGCCCAAAGTGAATGACCAGCTTCGACACTTGGTCCTTGCGCGTCTCGATGCAGGTCCGGGTCAGATAGTCCGTGTCGGCCAACATGCGCAACTGCTCGAAGGAGATTCCTTCGTAGCTTCGCGGCATGTACGAGATATTATAACCGACCGGATAATCCAGCCGACGCGGTTCGCCATCGGTGACTGTCGGCTTCAGCGGCGGCAGGGGCGACATGAAAACGTCATAGTCCGCCCGGGACATTGGCCGTGGAATGATGCTGGTCTTCGGAACGCTCATTTTAGGTCAGACCGAATGTGTCCTTTACGCCTTCGACGTACTTCTTCTCTTCTACCCGCGAAATGTAGCCGCGTGCGAACGTCAATTCCGCTGCCGCTTTTTCGAGGGCTGCATGCTGGTCGGCTTGAATCACGACGTGGCCCGCGGGCACATGCTCCAACGTGCATCGCCCTTCGAGATCAACTCGGCCAATGAGAACTCTCCAAGCGAAACCGATTCGCGCCAGAATCGTTGACACTTTTTCCTCCTATTGACTTACTGTGCCGTTGCAACCGGAGACACCGCCGCCGCTGCTTGTGCTAAAAAAGTTGCACTGGCTTCTAGGCTTGGGTTGGCATCAATCGCTCCGGGCGCTGTGCCTACGATCACATAGAAGTACTTCGTTCCGGCCGTGCCTGTCGTGTCGAGGTAGTTGGTTACGGTCACTGCGCCGACTTGCGTGTACGGGCCTCCGGTGACGGTCGAGCGTTCAACTTTCCAGCCGGTAGCAGCGACCTGTCCAGCAGTCGGGGTGCCTGCCGTCCACGTCACGTTGACGCCATGCTGGACAGTCTGCGCCCGCACTTCTTGTTGCGTGCGCGGCCAGAACAAGAGCAGTGCGGGAATCAAAAAGAAAATCCCAATTATTCCTACCCAACTTCGTTTCATCGCATTTCTCCTTTATTGTGCTTTCGCAAAAAGATTTGTCGCTGGTGCCACGACAGTCGGCGAATTTGAGGCATAGCAGGTCGCCGCGTTGAAATTGCTGAGAGGATTACCACTACCATTCGTCGGGCCACCCATTGTCGTTAGATAGCAGTCCGCCGCTGGGTTCGTGTAGGCATGACCGCCAACGCTGGTGATGTTTCCTCCAGTAACATCTGGGCCAATGGCGGGCCAGGGTTTCCCCGATGGCCACCAGGAAGGCTTCGCTGATAGATAGAACGACGCAGGCAGCGCATGTCCTACGCTGGGATAAGGGTCCGCATTCGGAAAATTAGTGATGCCCGTTGGCACCTCTGACGTACTCGAACATGGGGCGCTGGAAAATCCAGGATCGCCAGGGCTGCAATATCGCGTTGCATTCGTAACCGAATCCCAATTGGCCCAGCGCATCAACGTTCTTTTCACATTCGTATCCGTGGTCAGGACCGTGCCGCTGTTGCAGCCAGCCGCTCCCAGGTCGAAAATGACCGTTGACCCGCAAGTTGAAGTAGGCTCTAGGTTGGCTTCATAGCCGGTGATCCCCGAGAAGCCGCCCAACACGTTTCCAACCACGTTCATAAATCGGTTGTTGCCTTCAAACTGGAAGGTAGCGTTGATGTTCCCTGCTCCAGGCTCGTATTTTGTGCCGATCATTGCGTTCCGGAACCATGTCAGCAGGAAATGCGTGCCGTGGGTGTGATCTGTCCATGACCCTCCCCACACGTTGCCCTCGTAAAGATTCATCATGTCGCCTTCATCGTGGGTATTCGACGTAACGCCTTCGATGCCGGTGGAAA